AGTGGTAGGATAGGTGTATGCCTGTCCTGTCCACAGTTGGTGCTGCCTCTTTGCGGGCGTTTGGGGCTTTCCGAAGCGGTGCGCCTGCTGGTGGTTTTATCGCGGCTACTGGCGGAACGGTTTATACCGACCCCACAAACGCCAACTACAAGATTCACCAGTTCACCTCTAGCGGTACCTTTTCCATCACCAACTATCCAGTAGGGGCTACGCTTCAAGTGATGATGGTTGGTGGTGGCGGCGGTGGTACATTTGGCGGTGGCGGCGCAGGTGGATACATTTACCGATCCAGCCTGTCTCTATCTACTGGAAGCTTTGCGGTGACTGTAGGCTCTGGAGGAAATGCCGGCGCCTCTGGGAGCAATACCCTTTTTGGTGGATTGACCGCTCTTGGAGGCGGATCGCCTAACTTTTCTGGCGGAAGCGGAGGTGGTGGCGTGGATCAAAACGGTGCTGTTGCTTTGCAGCCTTCTAGCGCCAGCGGAGGCTATGGAAACAAGGGTGGAGATTGGTCTGGCGGTGGATTTGACGGTGGTGGTGGTGGAGCTGGTTCTGCTGGCAGCGTACCTGATGGAGGTTCCGGTCGTACTGCGGACATCATTTCCTCTACTGGGACGTATGCTCAATTTGCAGCAGGCGGATTTGGCGTTGATGACTCTGTGGCCTATGCCCTACCAGCGGTAGTGGCAAATTCCGGCAATGGCGGATGGGGTGGTGGTTATGACGACCAAAATGCCAATTACGTCAATTTCGGTTCCGGTCAGGCTGGCATTGTACGCATCCGTTATCTCTTCCAATAATGGCCCGTTACTTCAGCTACGGTAAGCTCGATACCAACATCGTTGATGATGGCGATGTGGGGTTTGCGCGGGTCAATAACCGTCTCCGTCCTGACCAGTTGAAAGGCGGGGAGGTTGCGGCCAGCCTCAATGGACGGATGGACCTAGACGGGGCTTGGCAGACACGGAAGGGGCTAGAGAGCTTTGGGCCTACCCTGACGGCTAATACGGAGTCCATTCGGATTACGTCCCCAGCAGTCTGGAAGCTCTACGGTACGGTCACCATCTCCTCTGCTAGTCGCTCTGGAACGACCGTAACGGTTAATACGGCTACGAATGCCTTCACCAACAGCACATTGGTGAACATTGCCGGGATTACGGGTACGGTGGACCCCAATGGCAATCGGCTGATTACGTTCGTCAGCACCACCCAGTTCACCTTTACCTTGGCTGGGGCTACTGGGAGTGAGACCTACACCGTTACCGGCGCTACGGCTGGTCCGCCTAAGCTGGGTAGTGCGGGGGCTACTGGGGTGTATGGGTCGTGCCTGTTCTCAGACCCTACCAGCGACAATTCCAACTACATCATCCGAGCGACGGATAGTAATGCTATCGCCACTCCGGTGACTGGCGGGTCGTCCACGAACATTGCGTACCCGGCTGGAGTCAGCCTTTCTCGGTCCGTGGAACTCCTTCAGGTTTTTGACAAGGTGTTCCTCTTTCGGGAAGGCGAGGCCGCGTTGGAGTGGAATGGAGACCTTTCTGGCAGTCCTGCTTTCACGGAGGTTGCGGGTGGCGTCTACACCCAGCCCACCTATTTCGATGCGGCAGGGAATGCTTCGATCACGGACGGATTGGTGACCATTTCGGCCAATTCCCACGGTCTTTCGGTCGGGGATTTGGTTTACGTCATTGATCGAGGCAGTTCAGAGCTGGAAGAAGGCGACTTCAAGTACACGGTTAACACCGTTCCTGACGCCAACAGCTTCACCTTCTTGGCTCAGGTTCCTGACGTATCTTCGGACAGGATTGTGGTCTCAAAGAAGGTGAGTGCGGGGAAGGGCTTCATCCATATGCCCGCTCCCGGATGGGGTTATTACCATCAACGTCGCTTGTGGGTTCCGTATTGGTACGAGCCTGCTAGCGGATCTTATACTGACAGGAATGTCAGGGACGAGATTATTGCCTCCGACATCCTCGACAGCGACACCTACGACCGCATCCAGAACCAGTACCGAATCACGGCTGGCATTGCGGACTACGTGGTGGGCTTCCAAGGGTTTGCGGAGGACAACCTCCTCGTCTTTAACCGCAACTCCATCCATCTGATCCGTGGGGTAAACGGGGCGGTGAGCGATACGTCCGTTCAGATGATTACGTCCGAGATTGGATGCGTGGCGCGGAAGTCCATCCTCCAAGTCGGCAATCAAGTGCTGTTCCTCTCCGACAATGGGGTATATGCCGCGGCCTTCGGTGACCTTTATAACCTAAGAGGCGCAGGCGTACCCTTGTCGGAGTCCATTGCGGCTACGATCAAGCGGATTAACGTGGACTACGCCTACAAGGCAGTCGCAGCCTACTTCAATAACCGCTACTACATTGCGGTGCCGTTGGATGCCTCTACGACCAACAACGCCATCCTGATCTACAACTTCTTGAACCAAGGCTGGGAGTCGTTGGATACGACGGGTCAGACGGGCTGGGAGATCGACAACTTCGTGGTGGCTGAAAACAGCGGGCTGGCCTCGCTGTACACCGTCAGCCCGAATGGCTCGATTCACATCGTGGACTCCCGTGAGGACGGGAATGACAATTTGTCCCTCTTTGCTGGGGTTTCGGCCACGATCTACCCCATCTCTAGCAGCGTTACGACCCGTCAGTACAACTACAAGATGATGGATCGTAAGAAGTTCAATTCCTATGAGTTCCATATTGAAAGCTCTGCTTCGGAGTCATCGAACGCGACGTTCTCGGCGGAAGTGGAGAATCCCGATTCCACTATTGATCTTGGCACTCTCTCAAGCCTCCTTGGCTCCAATCTGGCGGTAGCCGAAGATGCGTCGCTGCGTGGTAGAATTGGAAACAAGCGCGGCTACGGCATTCAGATGACAGTCACCCCCACGAATGGGCGACCAAAGCTGCGTGCCGTAAAGGTGCAGGCGATGATCACCAACCCAGCCATTTCACAGGCTTCCTAATATGTCTGTCCTTTCTAAAGGCACCACGTTTGCCACCAACGACGCTCCTACGGCCACCACGCTGAACAATCTGGTGGATAATGCCACCTTTGCGTCTGGCGCTGTTGATGGAGCTACGACCCAGCTTTCTTCCGGGGCTATCATCGTAAAGGACGGAGGTATTACTACGGCCAAGCTATCTACCGGAGGCCCGACTTGGACTTCTGGCGGGGCTTTGACGGCTACGTCCATCCAGAACACCCCTATTGGCTCCACTACGGCCTCTACGGGGGCTTTTACGACCCTTTCCGCGTCTGGCACTAGCTCGGTGTACGAGGTCATTGAAAAGGCCACCATTTCGGGTTCTGCGCTGACGGGTACGGTCAATTTCAATGTTTTGGATGGCGGGGTGGTCTACTACACGGCCAATGCCTCCGCTAACTGGACCCTGAATGTGCGCGGAGACAGCTCCACTACGCTTAACAACGTGATGGCGACGGGTGATTCGATTAGCTTTGCCGTCTTGGCTACGCAGGGCGGCACGGCTTACTACCAGTCCGGCTTCCAGATTGACGGGTCTTCCGTGACCCCCAAGTGGGCGGGCGGGACGGCTCCTACGGCGGGTAACGCCAACAGCGTAGACATCTACACCATCACCATCTTCAAGACTGCTTCCGCCACCTTCACCGCATTTGCCAGCCAGACTAAGTTCGCCTAATGGCTGAAGAGTCACGGTATTTGATGGAGGCAGATGGCGGGGGGCCGTCGATGATGGACCCCTTTGTTGTCGGTGCTGATCGCATTCGCGGGGTTGGTCTTCTTGATGTAATTGGATCATCTGCTTTCGGAGCACCGTCTTTGGGGTCAACTCTTGGGGTTGGACCAAACAGCCTGACTAGCCTAACTGGAGGAGCAAATTACGGGACCGGAGGACCAAATATTCGGATTGGTGGTCGAGAAGTCATAGGCAGATCGGATATTGAGGGCTCCAACACCACGATGGTGCGCGACCCGTTTACAGGAGAGGTAACTCCGCTTCCTTCTGGCGTAATTGATTTGGGGACTACTCCTACCGGATTAACTCAGGGAAGTGCTGATATTTCTGATCGCATTCAGCAGGCCATTGCGACCCGTGAAAAGGCCCTAGGCCGTCCGCTGACTCCAAATGAAGCCAAGGTGTATGCCGGTGAGATTTTTGACATTCTCACCACCCCTAATCGCAACATTGATCTAGGCCCGACCCGTTCGACTCCGGGACAGGGCGGGATTTCCGTTATCCCTCTACCCGTAAGCCCCGGCGTAGCCGCTGGATTAACGATTGCAGGCGCTGTTTTGGGCGGCGGACTTGGAGGCTCAGGTGGATTACCGGGGACTGGTAGTGCTTCTGGAGCTGGAGCCACAGGAACTGGGTCTGCAACAGGAGGTGGGGCAGTAGGAACCGGAACCTCGACCACATCTAGCACCGAAGCCAATCCTAAGCCTGAGCAAGAGCCTCCCGAAAACTCTGAATGGGAGCTTCATAATGGCATTTGGATTCCAGTTCCTAAAACACCCCCTCCCGGAAATGTGCCTCCGGGCCAAAAGTGGGACAAGAGAGACGGGAACTGGGTTTTGGTTCCTAGTGGAACCAACGGACCTCCGGGGACTAATCCTGACGACGACTGGATGAATCGCGGCCCCGGAATGGTGATATGGCCGGGTCAACCGAGAAATACAGCGTGCCCAATTGGACAGACTCGCAATCCAACTACCGGTCAATGTGAGCCGACCGTTCAAGCTTGTCCTGCTGGTCAGCAGCGCAATGCAACTACAGGTCAATGCGAGCCTATTCCGGATGAACAATGTCCTGCGGGACAAACTCGGAATCCTACCACCGGACAATGTGAAGTCATTAGAACCGAATGCCCAGTAGGGCAAGAGCGTGGACCGGATGGTCAATGCAGGGCGATTGTGGTGTTGCCGCCGAATCCGACCCCCGGTCCAACAACGACTCAACCCCCTTCTGGTGGTAACATCTCACTTACATTCCCCGTGGCTACTCCAATTACAGTTCGTGATCCCGGCTTAAATCGAGACCTGCTGCGGGAAGGTCGTATCAGCGCCCCTGCCCTAAAGGAGACCGCTGGGTCCACCGTCTCCTCCTATGGTACTTTGGGAGGTCAGCCGGGAGAATATGACATTGAGGCGTTTCAGAACCTCATTGGAAACATTGCCGCCTACACTCCCGAGCTGACTCGGATTGCGACGGAACAGACCATCAGCAGCAACCGAGCCCTGCGGGATGCCAATATTTCCGACGTTCAGCGTCTTGGACAGGCTGCTATGGAGGCCCAGCGTGCGGCGAATCCTGAGCTTTATTCGACCCTAGGCACCTATCTGCCTGCGGCTACGGGGATGCTGGCTACGGACCTTGAGCGGTTGCAGGGAGCAGGGCGGTTGAGTGCCGACGAGGTGCGTACTGCACAACAGGCTGCTCGCGAGGGGTCCGCTGCCCGAGGTCGGGATATGGATATGAGCGGCATTGCCGCTGAAGTGTTGAATCGGGACGCCTATTCCCGCCAGCGTCAGGCTGAAGCCCGCGCTAACGTTCAGCAGTCGATGCAGAACGTCTATGGTGGGATTGGGGCGGCGCAGGCTGCGACGTTCAACCCCTTCGCTGCGCTTCTGGGCCAGCAATACGGGATGCAGACCTCCAATGTGGGCCAGAATCAGGCCCTCTTTGGTCAGGGTAGCGCCTTTAGCTCCGGCGGTCTTAGCAATCAGTTTGTTCAGGGCTTGCTCAACCCGTACAGCTCTTACGCCAATGATGTGTACGGGTCTAACTTCAATGCTGCCAACGCTCGCGTTATTCAGGAGGCTATGGCAAATGCCGCAGCTCAAGGCGCTAATCAGCAGCTTCTCGGAGGTCTAGCTGGGCTTACGCTCAACTATGCGCTCCCCGAGTTTATGAAGATTTTTACCCCCAAAGGTTAATATGCCCTACAATCCTCAAGTTGTTGATCGTAGCGGTGAGATTCTGGCGCAGAGCCGTCTGTCTGCTGGCAACGCCCTGCTTCAGGGTCTGACTGGCGGCATCGAGACCTATCGCAAGAATCGCCTTCAGAACCAGCTTCTGACGGGCGAGAATGATGCCTTGCTGGCTGGTCTTCAACAGCTTCAGGGGATGGGCGGGGCAGCGATTGACAACCTAGCCCCGGCTGGGATGAGCAAACTGATCGAGAAGCACACCAAGGGCGGTGGGCTTGGCCTCAATGAGTCGATGCAGCTCAATGCGATGCTGAACACAACCCTGAAGACCGCTCAGGCTGGTCAGCAGATGCAGGCGCAGCAGCTCAATCAGCAGATTGCCGCGCAGCAGCTTCAGAATGAGATCGTCAAGGGACAGCAGGCGCAAAGGGATGTTGGGGGTCTTTCTGCTGCATTGAAGGAACTCGCAGCAATTGAAGCACCTACGCAGTCTGATGTGATGAGCATCCTCTCCAAGCAGCAGCTTTCGCCTGCGGCAATGGGGCAGTTTACGGAGATGGTGGGTCGTACTTCTCCCAAGCAGAAGGAAGCTCCCGCTGGCTATCGCTACACCACTCAGGGCAGTCTGGAAATGATTCCGGGCGGACCCGCAGAAGAGTCTAGTCGTCTTGCTCGTGAGTCTGCTGCGCGTCAGCAAAGGGAACTCGATCTTCGGATTCAAGCTTCTGAGGCTCAGGCCAAGACTGAGGCTGAGAAGAAAACCGCTGCTGAGGCTGCTGTTAAGACGGCTGGCGAAGATGCCAAGCTCTCCGCCGAGACTACGCTGCGTGAGATTGCTAAAGCCGAACGCCTCATCGAAAGCCCGCTTGCTCAGGGCTTTGGTTCGTCGATTGGCGGGTTCTTTAGCGGGTCTGCTGCTAATGACCTTGAGACCTCGTATGACGTTATCCGCGCAAACGAGGCCCTTGGTCGCATCATTGCTCTGAAGAAAGCCAGCCCGACTGGTTCTACTGGGTTCGGGGCTCTTAACCTTAAGGAACTCGAAACGCTGCAAAGCCGATTTGCCAAGCTTAGTCGTTCGATGTCCGACAAGGCGGCTAAGGAATCGCTGGAAGACCTTCGTTCCGTCATCTTCCGTGCATTTCCTGACTTGAAGCAGCAGCCCGAGGCCAAACCTGCCACTAAGGGAAGCCGGTTTCAGGTTATCAGCAGCTCCTAATGCCTACCTTCACCATTCGGGATAGCCAGACTGGGCGCACCGTAACGGTGCAGGGCGACGCTCCTCCGACTGAGGCGGAAATGGAGCAGCTCTTTGCTGCGCCTGCTGAACGCCCCAACTTCGCCCCGACTCCGTATGGAGTTGGCGGCGGTGTTAGTGTGGCTCCCCTCCCTTATCAGCAAGAGATCACGGAAGGAGCGTTGCGGTATGGCGTTCCTGCGGTTGCTGCGATGGGCACGATGGGTGCCAGCATTCCTTTGCAGATGGCTGCTGGAGCTGGAGCTGGACTTGCTGGCGAGGCTGCGGCTAGGGCTTCTGCCGGACAAGACTTGACCAGCCCGCAGGCGATGGGACAGATCGTCAAGTCTGGGGCGCTTGGGGCGATCCCCGCTCGTGCAGGTGCCCGAGTGCTGGAAACGGCGGCTACGATGGGTGGCGGCAGCGCCCTTGCCGAGGCTCTTGGTGCTCAGGTGTCCGGTGAGGAAGGTGCGGTGCTTGAGTCCGGACTGATGTCGGGCTCCTTTGGGGCTGGGCTTGGACTCATTGGGAAGGTGGCCGGTAAGTTCAGCACGGCGGCTGCGGAGAATGCCCAGACGCGGGAGTTCCTGAGTGAAGTAGGCATCAAGAATCCGGTGCTGCCGCAGGTCTTACCCGAGTATGCCCCGTTGACCAATCGGATGGCGGCTGGCAATCCCGAGCTGGCTAATCAGGTAGCCTCTACGCAGTCTGCCATCACCCGAGAAATCTTCGACATCGTTGGCGATGTCCCGACGAACTCGGAGCTTGCTGGCAAGATGCGGCCTATGGTGCAGGCTGCTCAGGAGGCAGAACTGGCTGCTCAGAACGCTGGGTCGGTGTATCGGGCTGCACAGAGCAGGCTAACTGCCCTTGAATCGGCTCCTCAGCAGACGGCTAACTGGCAGGCTGCTTACGAGGATGCGGCGCTGGCTAAGTTGCAAGCGGTTCGCCGGGAGGCCGCTGCTAACTTCGCGGTGCAGCAGAAGTTCGCTGATGTCGGTTCGATTTCGTCCTACGCCAACGACCTGACCAAGACCGTCCTGAAGTTGGATGATGCGGTTAAAGACACCTCGACCGCCCTCTATTCCAAGACTGGGCTCAATGGTGCGGATGAGATCGTGGATCGCGAAGCGTTGCTTTCCGCTGCACGGCGCTCGCTGAAGGATCAGGCTGATAGTCCTGTTGGGAAGAAGATCATCGAGGCTATTGAGAACGTAGGAAAGGTGGACGAGGAGGCTCCCGCTGCCCTTTCGTGGAATCAGTTTAAGAACCTCCGCGATGAGATGTCGGCCAAGTGGGCTGACTTGGACGAGAACTACGTTGGTCGAGCTGAGGCTTTGGCTGGGTCCGTTTACCGCTCTTTGGGTACGGTGTTCCGCAAGTCGATCAATGAGAACCTAGGCCCCGAGAGCGCGAAGGCTTTCGATGCCGCGCAGAAGTTCTGGTACGAGTGGAGTCAGACCCGCGACAGCAACTTTACCCGCTCCGTATTCGGCGTGCCTCGCCGTGAGGTTGGGCGTGGAGTGGTGTCCGGCATCAAGTCATCGACGCTGACTGGGCTCGCTGATGGGGTTCTGGCTGGAGATGTTCAGGCGGTGGAGAATGTGGTGCGGGCCACGAAGCTTGTTGGTAAGTATGCCCCAGAAGTAGCTGCCAATATGCAGGCTTCGGTTGGGCGGGCGATTCGCGGGGCGATGATCGACAAGTACAAGAACGACCCCGCCGCGCTGATCACCGCCCTATCTGAACAGGTGAAGAAGCCAGATGTCGCTCCGTTCATCAAGATGGCTGGGTTTGGCAACACCAAGACCATTGATGCCCTCGGCAAGGCCGTTCGCACCTATAAGAAGGAAGACCTGTCTCAAGAGCTGATCGAGTCCGCGTTGGCGTCTGGTGACGTTGCTTTGGGGCTGGCTTCTGGAGTGCTTGCCAAGCAGGCCAAGGAGGCTGCTACGGCGGCTTTGATCAACGACTCGGCTAGGGCCAGCCAGAAGCTGACAGAAGCCCGCAAAACGGCTGCAAAGGCCAATCTTGATGCGGCTCAGGTCACGGAAGCGTTCAACGCTGTGAAGAACGACCCTGTGCTCGCGGTCTTCACCGGCAAGGGTAAGCACGGATTCACGGAAGAGGCTGGCAAGGTCGGAAAGGGAACCCTTAGCGACTTCGTGATTGGACTCAGCCCGGATGTCGGACGGCGGTTTATGGGCGCTCTTCGCCAGCAGGACAAGGAGTTGGCCGATCTGGTTGCCCGCAAGATTTTGGCGGACGAGCTGTATCGAATCTCTGGGATTGAGCGTAAGGCCAAGGACGCTAGTTCGTCCATTGATGTGGACAAGCTTCGGCGCTTTTACAATCCTACGTTGCCGCAGGACAAGCAGCGTTCCGACCACATCCGATTCCTTGTGGGAGATGTCTTCGACAGCCGGATGAAACGGTTTTTCACCAATCTGGATAAGGTGATCCCTCGCCTTCGGGAGGCTGATCTGTTGACGACGGAGCTAAAGTCTCCGGTCGTTTCCACCTTAGCTGGCGCAGCCCAGCCCGTGATCAACATTCCCGGCATTTCCGCGCTGGGCGCTTCGGTGTTCGCTACCCGCATTGGGCGTATTCTTGAGAAGCCCCGGTTTGACCTGTTGACCTATATGGCGACGGACCCGGACTTCCTGACCAAGGCGGCTAAGTTTGAGAACTTCGCGGATATGGTGCGGTCTCTGCCTATGCAGCGGGGGTATATGTACGCCTCCAATGCTGGATTGCGGGGCGATATGGCGTCTACGGATGCCGACTCTACACAAGGTCAGCCCACTCGCTGAGTCTTTCGTACCACCCCGGTTCCAGCCAGAACCGTTGCCCATCCGTAGGGCCGGACCATATCTCCCCTAGGTAGGTAGGTTGACCCGCGTCTGGGTGCGGGGCTGTACTCACAAGTGTGAACTTATGCCTTCTAACAGGCATTACGGTGAGTCCTTCCTTACTCTCCACCAGAACCCCTTCTACGTGGGGTTTGAACTGGTAGAGCGGCTCTAGTACGTCTTGCACGGCAAAACCTCTTAAAATCGATTCTAGGGCACCCTGTGAGCGTTTTAGGAGGTGCCCCGAATGCGTAGTTCGATGTGGTCTTTCCCCCCGGCACCTATCCTGATGGGGGTGATCTCAAACTCTATCCAGCCTAGGGCTGCCGGGGACCGGCCTGCATCCACGTTGTAGCTGACTCGGCCCGACTCGTAGGCTTTTAGGAACGATCCGGTACGGCCCAGCCAAGGGGTGCGCTCGCGGATGATTAGCCCTTTGGAGGTGTCGTCCTTCAGCACAATGCGGGGAGAGGATGGAATGCACCCCTTTCCGTGGGTGTGCCCCATAAGATAGATGTCGGCATCTGCCGTACTAAGCATCTTCTCAATGGTGTTGAACTGGGCTCCCGGCGTCGTTCCTCCTCCCTTCCCGTGATGGGCGAAGATGTCCAGTTGGTGGCTGGCCTTCCTCCCCTTGAATGTGAGGGCTATACGCACAAAGGCACACACCCCCAGAAACTTTGTGCCCAAAGCCGCTGCAAGTAGGTGATCGGTAGTCTGACCATCGCCCACATCAAAGAAGTGATTGCCACCAAGAAGACCAAGGCAGCGACCACGCATAAACTGCAACTCATTAGCAAGAGTGCGACTGACGCCCTTATAAACATCTTTGAGAGTGTTCTTGGTTGTATCGTGGAGCGGGCCGAGAACCATCCGCTCCGAGGTGCTCACCCCGTCCGTGTAGTCTCCCATCCCGAGGAAGATGGCGTCCTTCTTAGACTTGGCGTACTTGAGGAACTCCTCCCAATGGGAGTCTGCGAACATATCGGAGTCCCGGTGGATGTCCCCGAATGGAATCAAGTGGAAGGGCTTGTTGACCTCCACCTCTAGTTCGATCTTATGCGCGACGAATAGACCGGAGGTTTTCATTTCTTGTTAGCTTTCCTTATCTCACGTTGCTGTGCGGTGACTTCCGAGTGGCATTCCGTACATAGAAGACGGAACCCTGCGGCCTCGACAAAAAGCCGGGAGACGTACTCATCCCATCCTCGGAATCCGCGTACAGGGTCCACGACGGGCTCGATGTGATCAATATGGGTTTCTGAATTCCCAACGACCTTTTTGCAGGCGGAGCAGACGTACTGATTTCGTCCAATTCTCGCAGCCTTGCGGCAAGAATGCTTAGGCCCCCATCGCCCAGAAGCCCGACGCAATGCAGATGTAATGAAGCTACGGAATCTAGCTGGGGTCCATTGTCCATCGTTGTGGGGCTTCAACATTTCATCAAAGAGAGTGGTAGGTAGGCGTTGTCTCGCATTGCCGTTCCTCCATTGCAGGTGGCCTGCGTTGACGTTCGCTCCACCTTAACATCGACCGTCCACTCCCCCTGTCCGTCGCATACCTTCCACCAGACCGTCTTGGTCTCTGGGATCAGATAGACGAGTAGTAGGCCGGGACACCGGAGCGCCTTGGCTACTGACCTAAGCTTCTCCAGCTTAGAGAAGGTGACTAAGTAGGAGCCGAAGCCGGAAAGCTGCTGATGGGTGAGATTGCGGGTTTTCACCTCCGCGACCCCTACGATTGACGAGCGCCACAGGATGGCGTCCACATCCGCATCCGAGGTATCGGTGGTAGTGGCATAGCCCACCTTCTTAGCGGCACAGAACGATTGCAGACACAGATGCTGGTAGCTGATGTACCGGCGACCATTCTCCGTGTTGCAATCGAGGCTCATCCTATCGTTCTCCTGATGACCTCATTGCCCAGCCATAGAACACAAGCGTGGATGTGTTTACATCTATCTCTATCCGTCTGGGGGTACTCAGCATTCTTCCCTTCCTTCAGGCGGGGCTGGCATCTGGTCTCCCAGTCCCGGCAGGTGCATTGACCCCTCCCTTTGTGGAGGGAGAGGTCACATACATAGAACTCCTCTTCCTTCGACTGACTATTTACGTGGAAGAGAAGCTGGCCTCGATGCTCAATCTTCAAGGAGGGCCTCTGACCTGATACGTTCACCACGAGCTTGGGTGAACTTGTGATAACGCTCCATTGCCCGGAACTGCTCTACGGGGTCTTCTTCAGCCCCGATGTCGTTGACCAGCTCTTCCATCAGTCGCTCTTCAAGGGTTTCCAGCTTTCGCATATAGGTAGTTGTGTTGTGTCGCCCATTTAGGATCGGCGTGGATTAAGTTATGACAGGGGCGACAGACTGCCATAAAGATACGAGTGTCACAGAGCTTCCCCCCACGCCCGAGGGGAAGCTTGTGGTGAATGTCCTGTGCGTCGCTTCTCTGACAACACTCACAGGACGGGTTGACTGACAAATACTCAGCCTTCAGCTCCCGGTAGAGCTTCAGGGCTTCCTGCCTTTTTCGGCTTACTTTTCTTAAAGGTGAGCGTCGCAAGTTTGTCGTGGAGTGTCCAGAGCTGTTTAGCAGTCTGGGGGTTGAAGGCTTGAGCCATCCCAGCGCGCATTGCTACGCACTTGCGGATGTTCTGCCAGTCTCCGATGCTAAGACCGGCGGGGATCGTAGGCATTCTTGTACCTCCAAATCTGAGCTGCGGCACAGAACATCTCAAACCCCTCCCGCATCTCAGCCGCTGAGTACTCGACCACCTCAACACGTCCGGGTTCGGTAGTGCTGATGTAGACGTTGTACCCAATGGCGTTGTCCTTAATGCGTTCACCGTTCTCCCAATATGCGACGTGGTAGGCCGCGATCTGGGAGACTTGCCCGAATCGGGAGGTGATGGGCTCGCCCTCCTTGGTCTTAGTGGACTTGAAGTCCAGAATCCCACACTTGGTGCCAAGGGAGACAGCTAGGTCGGTGGTCCCGGCATAGCCGTACTCCTTGGAGACCACGGTGATTTCCGAGTCGTTGATCGTGAGGCCCATCGACTCCACCTTGGCAATGGCCGAGAGGGCCATATCCAGAGCGGGACCGGCGTGAGGCACCGGCTGGCCCTTCAGGTGGGCCTCGATGTTCGCGTGAATCTGCGTTCCCAGTTCGGCAGCATCAGAGACCTCCTCCATCGCCTTGGTAAGGGCGTTGCTGACGTACTCATCCATTGCCTCGTCTCCGATGGGCGGGGCCTTGTAGCAGTACTCCGCGACCTTCCCCATCCGCCAGCGGTCAAGGACTGGATTGGCAAGGACGCCGAGGATACCTGTGATGGACGGAAGGAGCCCCTGCTCCTTCGCGTCCCGAATCGTGGTGGCCCGGAAGGGATTCTTGGCCCCTTTTTTGGTCGGCTGCGTGTGTGCAGCCGCGCCTTCCGTGGTGTACCAATGCATCAGAATGCCTCCTCAGAGTCGGGCTTGGCAGCAGCAGCCGCCTGCCCAAACACCTTGGCATTGCCGAGGATCGGCCCCTTCACGCCAGCCAGACGGGCCTCCTTGGAGACACCCTGATTTACCCGATAGGCATAGCCATATTCACTATCAGGAGTTTCCCACAGAACGAGATTGAGAATCTTGCCGTTCTTGCCCTCGTAGAGATGAGCCTTGTCGATCTTGGAGACGTTGATGGATACGCTAATCATTGTTTTTTTAGGTTTAGGTTTACTAACGGAAATCAGAACGGATCGTCCTTCTGGACGGGCTTCGGAACGTAGGCTTTGACGACAGGGTTGGCTGGGCGAGCAGCTTCGCCATCGTCGTCCTCTTGCGTGATGCACAAGAATGCAGCGAGGGCATAGCGACGGAGATAGGTCGTCGCCGAGCCGACTCCCTGCGGGTCAGCCTTCGGAAGCGGGGAGCTAGCCGTGTCCTCGATCCATTGCCCGGAGGTGTGCAGCAGGCGGGTGGTCAGATGCACCCGATCCCCGCCGTCTCCAAGGGTCTGGAGGACTACGATCCCAGCCTTGTTCAGCGGGGCCTTAGTGGCCTCAATCACCGAGCCTAAGCTGGCGTATGAGTTCTTGAAGTGGGGGTTCTTGGCGTCCTTAGACGCATTAGCCACTTCGCGTTGAGCGACCAGAAGGGCCGCAGAGATCAGGTCAATTTTGTCCGATGTTTTCATTTCTATCCTCCATCATTTCGTTGGTTTCCTGCATCCAAAGTAGTGCCATCTCAACAACCTCAGCCTGCTCTTGGCAGGTCGGTTCTTCAAAGCGGTTAAGAAAACCGCTGATGACTAGCGCAGCCTTAGCGAGCTGCGTCTCGTAGTCGTTTCGTGTGAGTTTCATTTTTATCATCTTTATCTCGCTTCTCTTGTGGTGGATTGTTCCCAGAAAGGGAAGCCTTTTCTTTTCCGAAAACCATATCCCAGCCACTACGAAAGGCTTCCGAGTGATTATTCCTTGGCGAATCTCCTTTGCCGTTCATCGTGCGATCTGTTGGAACTTGGTGGTTGGACGGTTGAAGACCATTCGGATCGAGGCGCAGCCGTTGTCCCGGCCCTTGGCTTGGACAATCTCCACCTCTAGGTTCTGGACGGTCTGGTCATTGAGGGTTTGCGTCCCGCCCGCGGAGTTCTCCGTGGGCAAGTGAATGAAAATCACCCGGTCAGCGTCCTGCTCGATGTTGCCGGACTCTCGGAGGTCTGAGAGGCGGGGAATGCGGTTCTCTCTCTCCACCTCCCGGCTCACCTGAGCCAGCAGGATGACTGGGATGCCCATCGACACGGCGAGGTCTTTGAACGCCAACGTCGTTTGCCCAATCGCGATGTCCCGAGTCTCGCCTTTGCCGTGCGGCGGCACGTAAAGCTGGAGGTAGTCGATGACCACAGCCTTCACCTGCATAAACGCTTTGCACGCTTCAATGCGGGCGGCGATCTGGGACGGGTTCCGATCCGAGTCGAAGATGTGCAGACGCTTCGATAAGTTCGTCTCAATGTCCTTCAGGGCGTTCTCAAACGCCTTGATCTGGTGCTGGGAGGCTTGCCGGGATTCAATGGCACGGACGGAGACGCCCGACATCATCCCAGCGAGTCCTTTGCAGACCTTCTTCACCGGCATCTCGCGGCTGAACAACAGGGTGTCGCCGTACTTGGTGGCGAAGTGGCGGCAGATGTCGCGGGCCATCGACGATTTGCCCACACCGGGACGAGCGGCGATGACGATCAGTTCCCCGCCAGTCGCGGCACCTAGCTCGCGGGTCATATCAGGCCAAGGCCAAGTCATACCGGTTTGCTCGGCCTCCCCGGAGAGCAGCTTGGCGAGGTCTGCCATCACCTGTGAGGCAGCGTCTTTGAGCGACACCTGCGTAGCGGTTTGATTTCGGATGGCTAAGACTTTGCTGATCTTAGCCACAAACTCATCGACCTGTGGCTTGCCCGCTAGGGCCATTTGCTGGGTCTCAGAAGCCACCACAGCCAGTTCCCGGGCCTGATACAGGTCACGTAGGGCATCTAGGCTATAAACGAAAGCTAGAGGCGTAGGCGAGGCTCCTGAGATGTCGGAGAAGTTAGCCAGCCCTCCGCATCGCTTGAGTTCTGGGTCGGTCTTCTTCAGCTCCGCGCAGATGATGTGCGGCTCCAGTCCAATCCCCCGGATGTGGGCCTCGTTGACCTGCTTCCAGATCACTTTGGCAAACTGGTTGTAAAACCAAGCCTCTGTGACTTTGTAGTCCAGAGCTTTTAGGAGGGCCGATGGACCCTCGTTCATTACGACTGAGAGGACGATCCTCTCAGCCTCTTCATTGTGCGGGAGTTTCATTTTGTATCTTTCTCCGAGCTAAGATGTGTTTATGTTCTTCGTTGGTGAGGTAGTGTTTCTGGTAGCCCATTGTGGTGATTCGATGGGATACGGTTTTCGGATCGATCTGCCGGAACTCAGCCCTCAATTCCTTGAGGGTCATTCCAGCGCGAACAGCGTTCTCAAAACGAATCCGTAAAGATAGCGTCGAGTTTGGCGATCTGTGCCACGCTGAGGTGTTGGAAGACTTGGGGGTCTCTGATGAAGGCTGTGAGGGCATATATTTGTGTTTCTAGATTGGCGGCGAACTCGGCTTTAACCTTGGCCGGTCTGCCGAATTGCAGGACATCAAGCTGGGCTTTTGCTGTTAAGGGAGTCACGTAACTAACCTCCTATCCACGCCCCGCTTATCAGCAATGGCGATCCGCTCGGCCTCAGTAGCCCATATGAGCTTTAGTCCGATGCGTCGTCGCTGACGTTTAATCGCACGCCAGCCGCAATGGAGGTCTGCGATGATCTCCTTGACCATCTGCATTTGCATAAGGCGGCGCTCTATCTCCTGAGCCTTGGGATGCATTGGGTAGCTCACGGCTGCTCCTTTCGTGCGGCGTCGAGGGCGGCCCGCAGCGCGGCGTTCTCGCGCTCCAGTTGTTGCACCTTTCCGACCAAGGGAGCCACACAAGTGCAATGTTGCTCGTCGGGTCGATGATCCAATGCGTGCGCTACCGCATTCTCCCAGTCGTCTATTTTTTCACGCAGGGACTCGTTTTCCGCGAACATCAGCTCGCTCTGCCGCTGGCCCTCACACTCCCGGCCATCACAGGTTTCGCACAGCCAGCCAGTCCGAGCGTTGTCCAATTGCCTTTGGAGGTCGTCCACCTGAGCCTGCACCTTGTAGTAGGCTGAGATGGCGATCATATCGCCGTGCTCGTTAATCAAGACGCACCTCCAATCTGCTTGATGTAATGAACGGCTCGGAGGGCGTTGTCTCGCATCATCGCCCGGG